ATGAAAATCTTTGAAGCAACCACCCTGCTTTCTGCCGCCAAACAACGCGCAACCGAATACAAAGAATTGCGCAGCCAAATGAAGAACCTGAAAAATGCGTTCCAAGGCATGGCAGACCTGGGCGACAGCGATTTTTCGGGCAAAGGCGCCGACAACATCAAAGCTTTATTTCAAGATCACGCTGGCGTCACAGATGAATGGCTGGAATTGATTGATATGAAAATTGCGTTTCTCACAAGCATAGAAGCTATGATTGAAGATGCCGGCCTTTCAGACTCTTATGTGGAAGAATCTTTCCTTGAACATGAATTGACAAACGCACTTGATAAATCAAAAGCGATTATGCAAGAGCAGCGTAATGAAATGAAAGGTATCCTTGATGAAATCGCTGATATACTGCCGCTCGATCTCTTTTCAACCGATAACGTGGATCAAAAATTAGATGATTCTGATACAACAAAAAGAGATACAATACATAAAATTGGTGAGCTGGATAACAACCTTTCAAATGAATATGGGCTGTCAGAAGCTAATGAGGCTTTTATTATGGCAGATTTTCAGGCATTACAAGATGCGACAGGGAAAGGCAAAAACGCCACCCCACTCAACTATAATGCCAAGGCTTACCGGGAAAGTGAAATCCATCAGATGCAAGCAGGATTACATAAACAATCATCGAAATATCTTTCGTTCAAAAAACAGCAGGCAGAAGAAAGAAGAATTGCGAAGGAACAGGAAGAGCTCGCGAACAGACCTTGGTACGAAAAAACATGGGATGTCGTTTGTAATTTTACAGGAGAAGTTACTGGGTATTATGATTATAAAAGAGCGACTGATGGAGTTGACCCAGTCACAGGTGAAAAACTTACTGCCGGGCAACGGGTCGCAGCAGGGGGAATGGCAGCCGCAGGTTACATTCCAATTGTCGGGTGGGCCGGCCGTATTTTTAAAGGCGGAAAAGCAATCTATGCAACCGGAAAAGCAATTTACAAAGCAGATAAAGCGCTTGAAATATATAAAACTCCAAAAACCTTTAAAGCTCTTCAAAACTCTGAAAAAGGACTTTATGGGCTTGCATCTGCGAACGGTTTTAGTGAGGGAATAACCGGTCGAGATATGTTCGGGAATAAAATATCGGACGAAGAACGAAATAACAGTATACACACTGCCTTAGCTGCATTTGTGCCGTTCGGGGTTCGTGGAGTTAGTGGGAAACTAAATGTAAAAGCAAATGGCACAACTAATAATTTTGTAATATTTAACAAAACTCATAAAGATTCAATGCCAAAACCAAAAGGTACGGGCCCTAGTGGTGGACGGTTACAATCCCATCATGGATTACAACAGCAGTGGGCAAAAGAAAACCTAAAAAAGTATGGTTATGATGCCAATAAAGCGCCTACTATAACTATTGAAACAGGAAAAGGGTTCCCCCACACTGAGATAAGTAAAAGACAGAACATGAGACGAAATGAACGGGTTGCTCAAGGGAAAGGGAAATGGGAATCGACTTTACAAGAAGAACTCAATCACACAGTGGAGGATTTAAAAGCAGCAGGGTTTTCTCATAAAACTATTGAAAATGTACTCGAACAACAATATAAGATGTTAGAGAAGCTCGGAGTAAAATTTGAAAGGATTGATTTGAAATGACTTTGCTCAATAAAATAAGCTCTCGTTTTTCAGTAGATGCGAAAGAAGCAGCGGCAACCGGAGAAGAAATCAAAGCATTAACAGAATTTTCTCCTATTAATGTACCATCGGATTATTTAGACATAGTAAGTGAAGCCACAGAAGTAGAAATAAATGTAGCTGGTGAAAAGTATATACGAATATGGAGTCCTGCTGGTTGTGTTGATATGAATGAATCCTATGAGATACAGGACTACATACCGAACTCGCTTGCTGTCGGCGACGATGAGGGCGGGAATGCTCTGATTTACTTCGAAGGAGCGGAAGGCTTTGGGTTATATATTGTGGGATTCGGAGATTTAGATCCCGAAGAAGCTGTAAAAGTTGCCCCATCTTTAAATGATTTATTAATTCAGGATACAGGTATAGAAAAAATATTAGAAAATTAATTTATGCCCTCTTATATAGAAGGGTTTTATTTTACTACAGTTTCGCTTTCGTACTCGACTCGTTTTCCGATTATAACAAAGTTTTTACAATGCATAGAAATGAATCCTCCTTTGCTTTAAAATGTAAACGTTCGTTTTAAAATAAGAGGGGGATCATATGATTATTCTTGGTATTATTGCAACGTTAGCAACCTTTGTCTTTATTACAGCATTGATTTTTATCTTCTTTGAAAAAACTAAGAAAATAGGTAAACAAATAGCTCCAATAAGCCTTGTTTTAGCTTTATCTCTTTTTTTCATTATGGGTGCGTTGAATCGAGAGTCTCACGAAACCAAAACTGGGGATGTCACTGCTGCCACAGAAAGTACAGAAGAGGAGCCAATGTATTCTGAAGACGAGGAAGACTCTGACGTTCGGAGTGTTGAAGATAACCAAAAAGAATTTAACTTCAGTCTTGAAGAATTTGTACAGACTTTCAATGAAGCGACTCGAGATATTGAAAGTGATGAAGATATTGAATCCACTGGTCTCAGTCGTATTAATAAAGATAATATCGGAGATTTTGAACTTACCGAAGCCAAAGATGGTACAATTTACACCAGAGAACTGAAAACAGAAACTGATAACTCCGGTGGAACTTTCACTTTGGAAGCATGGTATGACGAGAATCATAAATTCTATCGTTTACATTTATCCACTTCTGGTTCAGATAATATGGCTTCTCAAATAGGCCTGGTTAATACACTTGCGGTTTTTCATGCTTTAGGAATTGATATTAAGCATGTAAACGATCTTCTAAAAAGCGAGCAAAATACACTTGAGGTATTTGATGGTGACTATCTTGTTACACTAGCTAAAATTCCTCAAATGTCGTTAATTATAAATATTGAACCAAAATAAAAGCCCCTTTTGGGGGCTTTTTCATTAATTCAAAAGCGTTTTACTTAAACCATTTTTCCATATTGTCCAGACACATACCGGCGTTTGCCGCCGTGGATGACTTCCCAATAGCCTTTAGAGTTGTTTGAACCTTTAACAGAACCTGAGATGTTAATTGTCTTGCCGAGACCAATTGTATCCACATTCTTGGCGTTTTTACGGTCTGGTTTGTCCATAATAATGGCTGCACTTTTCACACCAACAATTGTAATTTTGCCTACAGACTTAATGCCCCCGCTAGTCTTGTTTGAAGGTTTAGCAGGAGCAGATTTTGAAGGGTTTTTTCCTAACTCTGCATCGCTCTTGATATATCTTACGTTAACGTAACCGCTGTATGTGGCTCCTTTAGAATTGGTATATTTAATGTAACCCCAACCATTTTGAGTCGATCCTTTTTTATATTGGACAGTCGAACCTTTAGGAAGAGCAAGCACAATAGACGAGTTGGCATTGCGTTGAGTTCTCACATTAAGGCTGTCAGCAACAACTGTATTTTTAATATAAGATTCTTTTGTTTTATCAACAGGAGAATTTACCGTTTTAGACGGGGCGCCGCTGATACCTGCTTTAAAGGAGTCCCATCGATCAAGCAGCTTGCGCGGACAATACTTGCCGGACCAGTGCTGGTGAGGGACCACGTTTGCAAGTGAAATCCCCTGCTCCTTCATGAGCTTTTTGATCAGCCATTGAGCATTCGCCATGGCTTTCTCAAAATCTCCATCGCTATTCTCACAGATTTCAATGCCGATAGATTTCCGGTTCCCGGTTCCGTGGTTTCCGTCTCCCGCGTGCCAGCCGTTCTCATTTAATGGCAGATGCTGATAAATCTCTTTGTCGTCTACTGTAAAGTGCCAGCTGGTGGGTGTTTCCGGATTTTTCTCATAACGGGCGTGCATGGCTGCGCTTGCCCCTTTTGCCGTGTTCGCCGTGTTGTGAACTGTGATGTATGCCGGGTTCATCGCATATCCCGGTCTGTTATTGTGTCCCACTGGAATAAAGTCTTTTGTGATTTTCACCATGTTTCATCGTCTCCTATTCTGTTTTGAAATATAAAAAAGCAGCCCGGTTTAACCAGCTGCCTGATCGTCTTTTTCTGTTTTCTGATCGTTGCCGCTTTCAATTACGTGAAGCCGGTCAGTGATGACGGCCGGAATTTTAACGCCGATCTGCGCCAAGTTTTCTGTGATGGACAGGCCCTCATTTGCAATATAAAAAAGAACGGTCGCAAAGGTCAGGACGCCGTTCAGATCCATAATCGTATCAATAGCATTCGCCACAATAACCACAAGGAAACTGAGCATCTTACGCACATAGCCGAACCATGCGCTACGACTCCGAAGCTCCTTGAATTTCCATGCCTTTATCACACCGGTAATAATGTCAATGATGTTCAGCACCAGCATTAAATCAAGATATTTCACCTCCCCAAAAAGATATGCTCTTGCGATCTGTAAGCTCTCAAAATTCATCCACACGTATATTCCCTCCAATTGTTATCACCTCCTTCGAGGCAAAATAAAAAACACCTCTCCGGGTGTTGATCAGTTTGCGGCGCCGCCTAAATCCACACTGACAGGCTGTTTTGTCATCGGATAGGTTAAGCCGGTTATTTGTTTGTATTCATCTTCTGTAAGTCTTCCCCACTCCACAAAACGGGCCACGTCTGCATTACTGTAATACTGCGGCCCCCATCCGTAGATGGTTTTAACGCTTGTAAACCAATCCATCATACCCCTTTCCCTCCCTCCGCCAGCATTAGATAAAGATTTGCAATCATTTGCGCTTGTGACTCGGCCAGGCTCTGCGCTTCCGCAAGCTGCGTTGTAATGGCCGCATTCTGAGCTTTCAATTCATCGACGGGAGAAGGAACCCGTCCGCTTTCAATTTGCTTTTCCAAGGATTTTTTCTCTTCCTCTGTGGCCGCCTCCATCCATATCTTCTCAGCTGGATGATACATCGCCTTTATAAAAGAAGGAGGCTGGACCATTGTGCAATTATCAGGAATTGTATAGTTTCCTTCTTCATCAGGCTCAATTGGAACGGGTTTGGTCAAAATGAAATTTTCATCGTACTCATAAACCTGAATCATGCTGTCCCTCCTTCCTGAAAGCCCACGACCACATCCAGATAGTAGCCTCCACCCATCTTACTTGAGTCCGCCGGGTCCGGGTATTTTATTTTCAAGTCTCCATCATCATAAATGATTAAATTGGCTGTGCCGCCTGTACCACTTAACGGCACTGATATAACGGAACCGCCAGTAGGTGCGTATTCCGCGGGGATGGAGCCGAATATAATTTCGGCGTCTGTTTTCACATGCCCCCGTAAGATTAAAAACGCCCCCCACTTTGCGTACATCGGTGTCCGCGTCCCTGCGGCGGCTCCGTTCTTCAGCATGATGTTTGCATAGGTGGCAGCCCCGTTCCATATCTTCCGTTCAGCTGCAGAGATATGCCGTTCTTGGTTGTAATTATGAGCTTTGAACTGCCGGGTCATATCATCCCAATACGCCTGATCTTCGGCCGTAACATGTATGTCTGTGTTATTGGCGTGCGTGTTTACCTTCTCCTGCGCCCCGCTTTCTGTTTCTTTACTGTCCCAAGCTTTCCGATCAGCTGCAGAAACATGCTTTTCTTGATCGTTCGCATGGGCGTCTACTTTCTTTTGCGCGCCGGAGGGGGTTTCCTTGGCATTCCACGCCTTTCTTTCGGCAGCCGTAATATGCTTTTCTTCATCATTCGCATGTTCATTTGTATAAGCCTTGGCCTTTTCCTCTGCAGCATCCGCTTTTTTCTGCGCGCCTTCTTTCGTTTCAATGGCTTCCAGATCGGCAAATTTCTTTTGTAATTCCTCGACAGTCTGGCTGATTTCTTCAACGATGCGGTTTATCCCGTCTCTTAGCGTTTCAAAATCGTCAATGTAATAGTCAGCTGTCGGAATGATGTTTTGATCTTCTAACGTTTTGGCGATAGAGAAAGTAAAAAATGAAGTCGCCAGCGCTTGCCCGTTCGTGTAATATAGTTTGATTTCAGCCTTAACTGTTCCGTAATGCTTGAGTTCTGCATTCGACAACACATATTCCGCTGTGCCATTTACCTTGTCAGTGATGGTAAGGCTCTTTTTATAAAACGATCCATCATCATACAGGAGAACAATTTTTGCGTCTACGGCTGACAGAGGCAACGGTACACCATCCTTTGTAAAAGAAAAAAACAGCTTTGCGCTGCCAGTGTCCTGCGTCATAAATTGTATATTTGTACTCCGGCCATTGATTGGATTTGTATTAATGTTGATCGGCACGCTGCCCGTTTTATACATCGTCGCTTATCCCTCCTTAGTGCTGCGGTGTAACCATCATTTGCGCCACACCGTATCCTTTTTCCGCATCGTACGGGGATTCAAATCTCATCACGGTTCCGTATCCGCCGCTTTCCGCCTTTGTCGCGATGCCGTCAACTGCTGAAACACTGTCACCGACGTTAACGGTATCATCAACGCGCACGAACACTTGACCAATTAATCCAACAATATGCCACTCGTCTCTTTCCTCTCGAGGCCTATACTCGGCTTCGGGGTCATAGTTCGGGTTCTCAGCTGGAATCGTAATGATATCATCGCCATCAAATACTTCCCGGTAGATAATGCCGCCAAATTCATCACGGAGAAAACGGTCATTCCAATAGAAAGCAGCACCACCAAGCACAACACCGGCCGTCTTGGAAACGACGCCGAGTATTTTATCACCTTCTTGCGCTTTTCGAATTTTGTCGCCCTCTAACGCTACAAGATAAGACGCTTCAATCATGTTCCCGTCAGCTGATTCAAAATACTCCGCCAAGTCTTTTAAATTCGAGACGCTCTCGATGGCGCCAGTGGATCGGACTGTTCCTGCCTTTGCGTTTAATTCAATTTTTTTATTGGCCTCAGAGGCTTTGCCGTTTCCATGGCCTAAAGCCAATGTGTAAGATTTACTATTCTTTGTGGCCTTCGAGAACATGACACCCGAGGATGCCCCGTCTCCTGTTGTGTGAGAATCGTATGAAAACATGACACCGTTGCGCGATCCTTCCGAAGAGGAGCCACCTGCATTCCCTGCATGAAAATTGCGCTCTCCCTTCGCATACGTCGGTCCAGTACACGCAATGATTGCACTGTATTTCGTAAGGGCATGGCCGGACCCGGAAGCTGCTCGAAAGCCTCCTTTGACGTTATTCGGAACCACTGAATGCTTTTGTTCGGCAATGACGGCCGCGTCCTTATAGCCGTAAGCCCTGACAAGAAAAATATTGGTTTGGGTGTTCGGAGCTGTGACGCCAGCCGTGCCGCTATCCACGTGCAAAAGGCCATTTAACAAGTTGACATTATAAACGCCGCCCCCTACCCCGATGCCATTTCTTGCTGAATCATGAATAACGAAATCAGAGATAAACACATCATCAGTCCTCTGATCGCCGCCAGTAATATGGATGTCATATTCAGCCTTTTTAAATCCCGATATATGCAAGTTATTGACAGTTATCTTCCTGCTTTTGTACTGGAAGGCGATCATTGAACCGCCTTTGTAATCATACATTGGATCACCGATTGCTTTAAAACCGATAATCTGAACACGCTGATACGCTGAGACCACGAGAGCTTTCGGCTCCAATCCCTCATAAAGAGAATTGAAAACGGGTTCCCGAGATGTGCAGTCTACTAACGTCACATCACGAGCCGTCTCACTCCAAGGGTCTTTTACAAGATGGTGATCAATATGCCGTAAATCAAATGAGCGAACGTCACGAAATGATTCATGACCACGAATGTGAACGTCACTCGGTGCCGGCCATTCCTTATGAGCTTTTACCTCTACGCCCCGCACATTCCCCTCTGTATAATTATCTATAACCCAGACATGCTTAGAGCCGTCATCCACTTCAATTCCGTTTGAATTGGCTCCTCCTTTACGGTGTGCAGTGCCGCGCGGGTTAGTCATCACATTGTTTGTGATGAAAATATACTCGCTGTAATGGGTCGTAATGCCGTCGTCACCATACCCCGAGCCTACACACTGATCAATCCAAATATATTTGCTCCCCGTTGCCGTGTAATCCTTTGCTGTAATGTCATATGAAGGCGCTGATATATCAAAACAATGCAGACCAGGCTTAATGCCTTCAACGCCACGAACAATACCAAATTTCACTTGTGCAAACAGCAGACAGCTGGAATGTACTCCGCCCGTTGCGCCAACGCCGCCCTGACGTTCTGGATTCCAGTCAAGCGACATACCTTCCACAACGATATTTCGGTTGCCTTTCGCATGATCAGCATTTGTGACAACCCACTCACTGGCCGGCGTGTCCTCGTGCAGTTTTAGCGTGGTGACGCCCATGCCCTGGCCGATCAAATACGTCCATGACGGCAACTTGACGCCCCTTATCACGTATACGCCGGCTGATAGATTGAGCCTCACCTTTCCGTCTCCGATCGCTCTTTTGAATGCTTCTGTGCTGTCTGTCTCTCCGGTCGGGTCGGCCCCGTAGTCGTCTACGTTAACGTTTCTGGTGATCTTACGCAGAAGTTTGTTATATTCCTTATCAAGACGCTCTTTCAACAGTGGGGCAATTTCCCCATCAGCAGTAACACGGGCATCCACTACTTCTTTTACATTTGTCCCGTCGGCATTAAGAATGAGATTGCGCACCCGATTATAGAGGCCGTCAATATAAGTTCGTAAAGAAAAGCCTCCGTGATCAATTTGCTCAGATGTATGCGCCGTAGCAGCTTTCTTATGACGGGTAATTTCATTTTCAAGTCCATTTATGCTACTCTCGATCGCTTCCATATCACCAGATAGCTCATCCTCATAACGAGAGTTTCTAGTGGTATCGTAATTTTTTTTCAACCTCAACACTGTATTCACTCTCCTTTTCGACAAAATAAAAAACGCCTATCAAAGCGCTGTCAGTATTTGATCAATATATCGTTTTTGTTCTCTCAGCTTCTTGGCCTGATTCACCGCAATATCTTGTATGTCTTTTCTGAAATTGGCAAAAGTCAGCTTCGGGCTGCTGTATGGATTTAGCGGATTGTATTGAATCGTTAAGAGCCGCACATCATCCTCATAAGTCGTTCCGTCTGCTGTGTCAGCTAAAATATGGACTGTATCACCCTTCCAGAACGGCTTTTCAATTTTGAGCAATTTCGGTTCGTATACATACTGATAATCCACACTGACGACTGTTTCCGGATATGGATTCACATGTTTTTTCAGCGCAGAAACCATGCTGCCCGACTTTTTTATAGTTTCGTCTCTGATCGGGTCGGCCCACTTTGGTTTACCTTCCCGCAGGAATTTCTTTTCCTCTGGATGGATGTACAAGATCGGCTCAAATACGTATTTCGGTTTTTTGTCTTTGCTCTTACTGTCTTTAGACATCGCACCATATCCCCATGCCCGCGTAGAGCAGTTTTGTGAATTGGTTTTGATACTGATGCCCGGCATATTATAACGGGAGTCAAATGTGAAAGGAATCTCTTTCCCCATTTTCTTATAGACATGAATTTTATAATTATCCACATCAAGCTCTAACTCATAATCATTTATGAGCTGATCTATTAATTCAGTAGAGTTTTTATCACCGAAATTCTCTTCTTCGGCTGTGGGGAATTTGCTTTCAGGCTCTTCCAGCACATATGAAAAATCAGTACCTTTTAACGCAATGTCAAAGGCCTCTTTTACGGTCAGTTTCTTCGTTACTGTATCATCCACTCGATTCTCAGCAAGCAAAACGGTAAATATATGATTGGCCGTGATTGTTTTTGTCAGGACGTTTTTAGCCTGCTTCAAGTCTACATCTGTAATATAGTATTTTTGTTGTTTGAATCTTCTTTCGTCAATGTAAAGAATATTGTCATTGACCAGTAAATCGAATTCAGTCGCGTTACTCTCTGTTTTGGTAATTGTAAAGGAAAAACTCTTTTTCCCGGTAGTATCGTCTGTAAGATCAACGATCACACCTGTTACTTCCACAACGTCATTTCCGTCTTTCGTGGAAACATGCAGCTGAGGAAAGTCAACATCTGACGGCAATTTTTTATTAAGAGGAATGTCGTTACCTGCGTATTCTTTACTCGGAAAGCTCGGTTCCTCTTCTGGGGTCTCCGGGGATTCTGGATCATCAGGCTCGTTCGGCAATTCTGACGTATCGTCATATTGCATCAACTTATACTGTTCGATCATGGTAATTAATTTATTAGCATAGTTGATATCTGTTGCGTAGCCAGCTTTTTGAACGGCTCGGCATGCTTTTTTATAATCCGTTTCCCCTACTACTGCTTTATACCGATCAAGACGATTATATAAATTTCCCAGATCGGCCAAACTCTCAGCGTATGAAGGGTACTTTCTGAATTTAGCTTGTACCCTCTCCACATTCCCGTATTTATCCTGTTCGCTGGTCCACATCAACACGTATTTTCCGTTATAGGTCCCTTTTATCCCAAACAAGTTGTAAGCTTGTTTGGAAAGGCCGCTCGTTCCGAACCCGCTTTCCAGACAGCCCTGAGCAATGACAAGGCTGGCAAGGACATTATATTTTTTTCGTACCTTCTGCGCCCCCGGTACCAGGCTTTTAATAAAGTCAGCCGCAGCCATGTCATCCCTCCTTACTTATAATAAAAACGAGTATCAAATAAAATTTCAAAGTCATTTGAGTTTATAATTTCAAAATCGTTCCATCCGACGTCCAGTGTTGGTAGGCGTCCAGATGTTTTCAGGCGTTTATCCCCAATTACAGTGTACTGTCTGATGAATGTGACTTTTTGCGAGCGTTTAAGCTCCTGCTCAATTTTCAATTTTTCCCCGTTCGTTCGGTTCGCAATGGTTACGTTTGCCCCTTTGGCCCACAGAAAGACGTTATAATCATGCTGCAGAGTGTTGACCGCGGCGCCGCCGGGATTGTAAACGCTGAATCGTTTTTGGTTCTTGAAATGATATTCAAGATCATCTCTCCGAAGGATTCCCATGCCGGGACTCCAGTGCTCTCCATTGAAATTCTGGATGGTAGAAGAGGTATATTTCGACTCGGCAAGCCCCAGAATGTCCGTGAACCCCACTGTGAATGTGGCATGATTTTTCTGTTTGTCCTTAGCGATAGTAAAATTCCCGTCACACGTAACAAGGAACCGACGGTTAGGCAGAAGGTCCGTCGAAATATAATAAGGAAACGGCTGCACTAACAATGAATAAAGTTCATGCCTGTTCTGATAAAAGGTTTCGGGGATGATGGAATCTAATAAAAAATCAACCTTGATGTCTCTCTCTTTGTAAACAACGTCCCGGGGGTGCTGCGGCAGCACTAAACCGTTTATCCTTGGGAGGGTTGTTGTTTCTCGTTCAATATTCGGTGAGTCAGGTGTGAAGCTACGCACCTTAAAACGAGGGAGAATGCGTGATAAGCTTTGCTCCCCCATACCGTTATTAAAATCAATATATAAATCTAGCATTATGATCTGACACCGCCTTTATAGGCATTCTGGTTGTAACGGTCTGCAGCTTTCTGATCAAGTATCCTACCATCTCCTTTTTCAAAAGCGATAGTCGCAATTTGTTGGCCGTCCATATGCACCGCAGCCGGATGGATGATAATAGGTTGCTGAGGTACCGCGGCCTGTCCTGATCCGCCAGACTGTTGCTGAGACAGGAGTGTGATTAGAGCATCGAGCTTTTGATTTAAGGCAGGCGTGTCAACTTCATTCCGGATGGTAAGCTCCGACTTCATTGAAATGAGCTGATCAGCAGCCCCCTTTATGTTGAAAGCCATCTGATTTAACTCCTGTTTAAACGAGGTCATCGCGTTCTGTGCCATAAAAGCAGCGCTTTGTTTTACGTTTTTGGCTTTGTCCTCTATCCCTAACGCAAACCCATCAGAAAAGTTGTTTCCTTCCGCTTTTGTTAGTTTGGAGGGAGAATGAGAGTCAATTGACTTTTTTAAGGTCCGCAAGGCGGATTTCCCCAGGTTCCATGCCGCGCTGAAGAGAGAGCCGTTTTGCGATCCCATTCCATTTATAAAGCCGGTTACAAAGTCAGAACCGACACTTTGTGTCTTAACGCTTTTCAGTCCTGTTTTTGCGCTGTTTGCAACACTTTTCCCGGCGCTGTTTGCTGAGCCTTTTTTGCTGAGAACGCCGCTGGCTAATTCAGTTCCGGCCTTTTTACCGCCTCCGCCGTCTGAGGTTTTGGCTAAATTGTTCGTTACCGACGAGCTGAGAGAGCCAGCCGCAGATGTATTGGCGCCTTTGGTAGACGTTAAACCCGCTTTATGCTTATTTCCTTTGTTTTGTCCTGCTGCATTTGCTTGCCCGCCGCCTTTCCTCATCTCATTTAAAGCAGATTGAAGTATAGATGATCCTGCTTGTGCATTACCGGACCTTGTAGAATTGATACCGGTACGAAAGGCATTTCCTTTATTTTGTCCGGCCTGTGCGGGCGTGGTGTTATCTGCGGAAAGCGAATTGTTAAGGGCCTGCTGTAAGACCGTTCCCCCGCCAACGACTGCTGGTGTGGACTGCTTCAAGCCAGCGGAAAAGTCCTCAGCAACCTTCTTTCCTGATTGCTCGGCGCTTGTCGGCTTATCTAATTCCCCTTCAACATTGGCAACCATTTGACTTGCTTCTTCACGGGCTTGTTCTTGGGTCATCCCCATGCCTTGGTAAAACTCTTCTAAAGCCTGTTGGGTAGTCTCAATTGCTTCTTCTTTGGATTGTCCTAATTTTTGAAGAAAATCTATTTGCCGGGCTGCCCATCGCTCTTGATATTGAGCTTCTGACTCTTCAGTTTTGACCATAATCCCCATTGAATTAGATATAAATTCATCTTGTCTATCCAATGCCTTTCCGGTCTCTAAATCAAGCAGCTTGCCGTCTCGTGACATTTTAGAAAATAAGGCGCTTGAATTTTTTTCATAGGCATCCGTGTTTTTTGCTAATGCGGTATTATAGTCAGCTGTACTTTTGCTCAGCAATGATCTTCTTTGTTCAGCTTCTATATATCCCTGCGCAAACAACTTCTCAATAACATCATTTCTGTATTCCATGTCTTTCTTGGCGGCTTGTTTACCATCGTCATAGACTTTTTTAATATCGTTGTTGTACTTCTGAGCTTGTTTAAATGAAAGTTGCCCTTGCTGATCCGTTACTACTTTTTGCATTGCTAAGGCTTCTTTTTGATTGGCCGCAAATTTACTTGTAGACAACTCAAAATAAGAAACAATGTCATTGAACTGCTTCTTTTGTGAGGCATTCATATTAGAGGAGACAAGGCCTGTCTCTTTTTGCAGAGCATTTAACTGTTTCAGTTTATTTCTAGCCTCTTGCATATCTTTATCAATTGCGCCGACCATCTTGTCAGTCATCTTTTCGCCGGCTTTTTTTGTTTTCTCATCGGTGTCCGCATATAGCCCTTTCAAGACAACCAGAGCATCCTTTTTAAGTTCTTCAAGTTCTTGTATCAACTGGTCGCGCATGCTGGCATATGTTTCAACTAATTTAGCTGACATCTTTTGAGCTTCTGAACCAGATACCCGCGTCAATTCAAACAGCTGCAGTTCTGCCTTTTCCCTTAAATCCACATAGGCGGAAGCAGATTTTTGCGTTGCTTTAGAAACGCCATCGCCGTAAAGCAAGGCGGATTCCCGCGCCTCTTCTTGCTGCTTTTTCTGGTTCTTCAATTGCTCAGTGTAAGCGTATGTAGCAACTGAAATACCGCCAAGCAGCGCTGTGCCTCCGACAATCGCAAGGCCAACAGGACCGGTAAACGCCAAAAGCGCTCCTATTCCAGCTGTAAGGGTGGCGACAGCTGTCGTAACCCCTAATACACCTGTCGCCAGAACGGCTGTTTTCGCTATGGTTTGCACGGTGCCGGAATCCAGATTATTAAACATCATAATCAAGTCGCTGCCCTTGTTTGCTAAATCGCCCAGGGCAGGCAAAAGGCTTTCCGTCAGTTTGATTTTTGCCCCTTCAAGTGCTGACTGAAAAGCTACTATGCTTCCGTGTGCATTATCCAGCATTGTATCCGCCATCTTTTTAGCGGCTCCATCTGATTTTTCAAGCGCCTTAGTATTATCCCCAAGAGCCTTTGAACCTTTTTGAAGAAGGACAGCCCAATGTTTATATGCTTCAGCGCCCACGATCGTTTTTAATGCGGCCGCCTGTTGCTCTTTGGTCATGCCTTTCAGACCTTTTTCCATTTCCTCAACGACTTCCGGCATGCTTTTCATGTTTCCGGCTGCATCGAAGAAATCAAAACCTAATTTTTTGACAAGCTTCGACGCCTTACCCGTTGGCGAAGCGAGACGGATCAAGGATGTACCAAAAGCCTGCCCGGCAATTGAGCCTTGAAGACCTGCGTCACCAAAAGCCATAATGGCGGCCGCTGATTCTTCCATTCCCCAACCAAGGGAATTAGCGTTCGGCGCCAAAAACTTCATGGCTTCGCCCATCTGTTCAACGTTGGTGTTTGCGTTGGCTGCGGCGTAAGCAATGACATCCGAGGCGTGCCCTGACTCTTTTGCTTTTAGAGCAAAGGCAGACATGATATTTGATGTAATATCCGCGGCTGCGCCTAATTCCAGTTGGCCAGCTGCCGCCAGACTGAGCATCCCGGGCATTGCGTCATAAATGTCATTAACCTTAAATCCGGCCATTGCCAAAAAACCCTGTGCATCCGCTGCCTGACTTGCTGTAAAGACAGTGGTTGCACCGAGTTCTTTTGCTTGCTCTCTCAATTTTGCGATCTCTGCCGCCGATCCGCCGGAAATGGCCTGGACTTTACTCATTTGCTTTTCAAAGTCCATGCCGACCTGAACAGCATCACGAAGGGACAGAGCCAGCGCACCAAAGGCGATGCCCGATGTCATAGCTACTGACGAACCAACGGAACGCATTTTCCCACCAATTGAATCCATTCGTTCGCCCATGATCCGAACACGGGAGGACGCTCTTTTCGCTGCCTCCTCTAACGTTTTTATCCTCTGAGTCGTACTATTTAGCGCGTTTTGCGTCTTATTCATTGCGGCAGTAGCATTATTTAAACGGCGGGCGAGGGTTTGCGTTTCTTTTATGTCTTTCCCTTTTTTTATAGCCGCGTCTGCGTAAGCTCTCTCAAGAGCCTTTACTCTGCGTTTATGTGTTTCCAATTGTTGTGTTAATGTTTTTTCGGTTACTTGAGCAGTTTTTAATTCGTTTCCCCACACACCCACTGCCGTACGGTTTTTTTCAAATTCCGACTTCAAATTTTTCATTTGAACAGCACAGGCGCTCATTTCTTTTTTAAACTCAGATGAATTCGAATACAGCCTGACCTTTATGTCTTTGCTCAATCGGGCACCTCCTTATCCGAGAAATTGATCAATATACATAGGTTCATCATTGTTTTTTGCCTTCGTTCGTGTCTTCTCTTGTGATTTTCTCCGAGCCAGTCTTTTCAGATGATAGACAATGTCCATTTCGTCAATTTGATTCTGCGTATATCCTATTTCCTCAAGGGCGTTATACATATCAAGGACTGACTCAGACAGACTTACTCCCCCGGCTCTTCACCACTGGGAATTTCTTCGCCATTTAAAAGAGCCGTTGCATCTGCAATGTTCCCCAACACATACTGTGCAGCAGCATAGATTGTTCTTCCTACCAGCCGGGCGTCAATCCCTTTTTCAAACTCATCAGGCGTAAATTTCTGGCCAAAGGTATTACAGACAAATTCAACCTGTTCATTAGTAAAAAGACGCTCTGAATCTTGTGATTCAAAATCGTCAGCAATCTTTGCAGCCTTCCGGAACAATAAACCTGTAATGTGGTCAGGTGTAACAAATTTTTTATCTTTACCATCCAGCCGAAGTGTAATAGACAATGCTTCCATGTAAGTTCCTCCTTTTTCATATAAAAAGAGCGCTCTTAGGCGCTCAATGAATTATTTACCGACATCAACGACAGGCGTTTCCATTTTCGTAATGTCCTTATAGACAACTTGTTTGAACCATGTTTCTGCATTGATTCCATTGCCTTCTTCTGCTTTTGCTTCCCACCTGCGCTTACCTTCTTTCACATTAGTAAGGGGCATGAATTTAATCTTCACCTGTGATGTTTGGGGAGTAGGTTTCCCTTCCTCCGTTTTATGTTCAATCGGTACTAATTCTGGTTTACCTTTTAATGCCCAATAGTACCGGTAACCGCCTGTTGAAATTTTGGCCCGAAAACCTAATGCAATTTCAAGCGCCCTGTCATCTGCGCTAGAAAAGTGGATTCCGTTTTCAACTGTTTTCCCGAATATTCTCGCCTGCATATCAAGTGGCAAGTCAGCCACTTCCATCTCTCCGTCAATATCTCCCAAACTACTCATCTGGGCATATGCTACGTTATCAGCGTAAAATGTTTCTGTCTCTGATTTCGGGTCCACTTTCATATTGACAGCACCCGGTAATTCTTCCGGAACAGAGAATTCCAATTCATCTTTCGTATCTTTCAAAACTTCTGCAATATGAAACATATCCAAGCCGGTTAATACTTTTCCCGCCTCCATCTAATTTCCCTCCTGATAATAGGTTTTTTTATAACGTCTGGCCTTATGAAAGACCTTTGTATCTGTTTCGTATAAATCTTGAGAATCATATCGGCTGTAGCCGATTTCCCGCATAAGTCTGTCTATTTCGGCAGCAATCGCTGTTTCTTTGCCGCGGGTGCTCGCTTGAGTGAAAATACTGATCTGATAACGCACCTCAAATGAATAGACCTGGTTGTCTGCAAAATCCGCATCAGCATCTTGAATCTCCGAAAAAACTACTCTCGGAAATGCGCTGACATCATTCGCAACGAGGTTATGAATTCCGCCAGACGCCAGGCCTTTTAATAAGGCACTGGAATTAAGTGTGCTCACCAATTCAATTTTAGGAGAGTAGGTCATTTGATCGGCGCTGTAAGTATTCGCTCCATTAATTCCACAGCAGCCCCCTCCCCTTCTTTTCCGCCTTTTTCTATGAACGGTTGCGGCGGCATTTTTGAGGTTCCCCACTCCAAGAACCTCCCCCGATACGCTACCTTTTTATTTGGACCAACGGCCACAAACCTCACTCCGTCCTTGGATTCTCTGACATTGGAGACTGTGACGTTGTCCTGCATATGAGGTTGTTTTTTATCACTCCGGTTAACGTGGGAGCGTTGCCGTTCAGCGATAATTTCACCGCCGGCCTTTAGAGCTACGGGTTCCACCTTTTCAACGTCTCCGCCGATTTTTTCAAAATACTGCGTTAGATCATCTATACCGTCAAAGCTCATATCAGCCATTGGTTCCCACCTCCTGACAAAGAATCTCAAGCTCTTCCTCTTGGTCTTCCGGATCGTTTGTGTCCAAAATATCAAAAACGCGTTCCGTCTTTTCTTTAGGAACGCGCTTAACAATCCGCATATTCGGTTTTATATCCTTCCGGTAACGCACCGTGATTTTTTTGGGGGTCTTGACTCCCAATGCTCCGGCAATCATAGTTTCGCTATTTCCGAGAGAGCCAGCCCCCTCTACAGCTCCCCAGACCGTGAATAAGTCCACATAGGTTGCATTCCAGTTACCTTCTTCATCCTGTGTCTCGGTTTTCTTTTGAAAGGTCAGACGGTGCCGGAGTTGGCTGATCTTTTTTCTCATTTTCTTGTTCCTCCACAGATACATAACGCAGCTGCGTCAATATATTTTCAGCAGTAAAAGGGATAGATAAGCCGGTTCCCCCGGACTCATATATCCCTTTGTTTTCATACCAATGTTGGACAAGCATTTGAAGCACCAGCTCAAATTGCGGGTGCCCTTCAATATACCTGCCTATCCCGTTGATAATATAGCTTTTGGCCGCCGCCATTTGATTCAAAAGCTGACGATCATCTTCTTCATGCTCGACCTTTAAATAGTTTTTAATAGCCTCTAAATCCATTCAGGACACACCGCCTATTCTGTCGGTTCTTCTTCTGTTCCTTTCAAAGCAGCCAGGTCACTTTCAAGGTTATTCATTTTTTGTTTCAATTCATCAAGCACTTTTGTTATTTCGCTGTTTAAATGCTCCAGCATTACGCTGCCAGAGCCGATATTTTTACTCCGAACGGATTTTTCCCCAAGCATTTCATGCGCAATGCTGCCCTCTTCAATAACAGCCGGATCACCTTTGTCTCCCTTCTCACCTTGGGGTCCTTGCTCACCTGTATCTCCTTTTGGTCCGGCCGGTCCCGGTTCACCCTGTGGTCCCTGTTCTCCGGGTTCTCCCTTATCGCCTTTTGGTCCCTGCGGGCCAGTTTCACCCGGTTCTCCTTGAGGACCTTGTTTACCGGTATCGCCTTTGTCTCCTTTCTCCCCTTTTTCACCCTGCAACCCTTTTACAAAAAGAGGATTTTCTTCGCTGTTTTCTTTGAGATAGACCGGCGTTATCGCCTTGCCGTCTTTTCCTTTTTCAGATGAAGTTTTGACTCCATTACTTTCATATAAATAATCTTCAGCCATCTGTAATCATCCTTTTCCGTTTATTTTTTATTCCGTTTTTCCGTCAGACTCAGAACCGGAAAGCTCTTTCAATTTATCTTCAATAGCCTTGAGACGATCTAAAATAGATGAATTCAAGTGTTCTTCCATTACACTGCCGGAACCGATATTCCTGCTGCGGACCGACTTATCCGCCAGCATTTCATTGGTTATGCTTCCGGGTCCTGGTTCAGCTTGGTTGCCGCCGTCTAAACTGACCTCTTGTCCATCTTTAATAACCTTGCCCCCGGCAATTTCTAAAACACCGCCGATGACGGTACGATTTCCCCCGTCGGCAGTGTAGTTTTTAGTTACTCGCATGATAACCCTCCTTTATTACTCAGCAGACAACGTCAATTGACCGTACACTACAGCCTCAGAATCCCACAACTTCACGTCTTCACGCTCAATTGCGCGCACTTTAGTTGTATTTGTCTCAAATGCACCGGCTCCGACATCAGTAGAGGCAATTGATTGTTGCTGACGGTCAAATAAAACGATAGCCTCCTTCAAGTCACCAATAATCATTGGCGCTTTTCCAGAGACTGTTTTGAGGACTTTATTCGAGATAACCACGACACGACGGCCGAAAAGCATTTTGTTTGTTGGTTCAGTTGGAATGTCTTTTAACAGATACTTTCCATCGCCGTCTTTGAGTTGATCAAGATAATCAAATCCGTCTTGGTTTGTCATGATAATAGCTCCGGCAGAGATAGCAGGATCAAGGGTCACGTTAAGTGTCTTTTTAATGTTATCCAAGCCTTTGAATTGAACCTTTTTCAAAGAATCAAGGATTGAAAGAATTAAAGCATTCCGCGTCGTGATTGATTTCTTCACAAACCATCTTGCGACATAAGACATAATAGCCTGGTCGGTATCTTGCAAAAGAGTATTTGATAACGGCAGGATGCCCGCATAATCAGTAATGTTGTAAGAAAGCTTGGTAAATTTCGGTTGATCTGTTTCTTCAATTTCGTCCATTTCTTCTAAGACGGCAAACGGTGTCATGTCACTGTTTTTCTCAAGCATACGTGTACCTGAACGGGTCGCAACTGGCTCAACTGTTACATATTGTTCGAGTTGATGTTCCTGTTCCCGTTTCAATTCCTTGATCGTTCTCGAAATATCTTCCGGAATTAGAATGCCGCCGTCCTCTTCATTTTTACCAGACATCGCACGAAACTCTTCGCTTTCAAACAGGTCGCGCTCTTCCTCCGTTAAGCGTTTGCCGCGGATGGATTTCATGAAAGCTTGAGTAAACTTTTTTTGTCGTTCTTCCTTTGCCCCTGTATCGCCGGACCTGCCTTCCGGGTTGCGCTCTTGCTCGGGCACAAAGTGTATACCGCCCGGTAAATCCGGGACATCAAGTGAACGTCCTTCAGCCATCAAGTCAATTTGATTTTTTAGCTGTTTCACTTCATCGAGCAATGCACGCGCTTCATCGGTATTGCCCTCCTGCAGTGCCTTGTCGGCTTGCTGCTTCTTTTCAGTAAACTGTTGTCTTAAAGCGATTTCCTTTTTGCTCATTTGCATTGGCATAAAATCATTTCCTCCTTGTTTTCTGCACTAAAAAAGACCTTACTCCGGGAGTACAAGGCCTAATAGTTCCAATTCCATTTTTAACGCTTCATCTGATGAATTACGTCTTTCTTTCAGCTGCTCAACCTTTTCTAAACTGCGGGCACCTACAACCGCCTCAGTATCGCTGTAAGCAGGCGTAGTGACGAGCGAAATGTCAAAAATACGATTGATTTTATTAATTCGTCGCTCGTAAATGTCCTCATCTTCATTGATACGCCATTCATCTGCCTCAGCATCCCCATAATCCAATGAAAAAGCAAAGGAGCACTGATTGATCACACCGCTCCGGACATTCTCCATTAAATCACGCGCATATGACGTATCTGAGGGCTTAAATCGGAATTTGAGTCCTATTCCATCTGTTTCTAATTCAAGGCGGCCAGTATCCCCGGAAACGGTATTTCTCGCTAAGGGGAAATCTTGCTGATGGTTGAAAAGGGCGATGACGTTAGACATGTCAGCTGAGTCAAGGGCTGTTCTGCTGATTATCTCTTTAAACCATCCCAAGCGTTCTGACCATTTTTCGAATTTGAGAGCGTACCCTTCGATATATTCACTTTGCCCCTCACCTTCGGAACGCAACTCAATCGGCGTCGTCAAATGCCGAACCTCTTTATCCTTCATTCTTGTTGTCACCCCCCTTCATGGTGCCGCCAGCTTTAAGCCGCTGATATTCTTCCACAAAATCGAGGAACACATAGTTTAAGCTAGAGATATATTTGTCGCCGTTTTCAATAGGGTTGCGCTCAAGTAATTCTCTGATTTCGTCTTTATTCAGCACTCCTGTTTCATGAAGTGTTTTCAAATACTCCGCTTGCGTCTTACTGTCGCCGCGCAGCTCGCTATCTATATTGAATTTCACGTAATGGCCGCTTTTCTGATCGTGATCTAAGAACAATTTAACGTTTAGTTCTTGTTCAAAATTCACAATCCACGGCTGCAGCGTGTTTCTGACATATTCAATGGACTGATGCTCAATATTTGAAAATGTCGCTTTATCTAATTCGTTCAGCTTATGCAACGGCACTTTATAAATCATGGAAATCTGTGCTTTGTTAAACTTCATAGACTCAACAAATTGAGCTTCTTGCAGAGGCATGGAAATAGATTGATATTCCAGTCCATTATCTATAATGGCGATATTTTCACCTTGATTCACCCGTTTCCACTCTTTGCGCACGTTCTCTTTTGGTTTTTCATCCAGGAACGCCGGAACTTTCAATATCCCCCGAGGAGTTGCCTCGTTCTTGTACAGTTTGGCGTTATATTTTGTGGCAGCCGCTTGCGCCCCGATATGCTCCCGTACAACGCCAATAGGTGATTTACCATGTATTCCGTCAGTCGAAAGCCCTTTAAAATGCAGTACCTCGTAGTCATATAATTCAATGGCTTTCCCGTTTAACACAGTTTGATACCACAGCATGCCTGTTGTTGGATGAACGTAAGCATTCGTATAATCAGGGCGTAAGGGGAAGAACGCTTCCGGGTAACCATGTGATCCGAATTGAATATAGGAATATGCATTCCCCCAAGTCAGAACATGAGTCATCATGAGCTTTTTCCACGTGAAGGCTGTCATGTAAGGATTCGGCCGAGCATAAACAGCATGCGCGGACATGTGCTCGGGTTTCCGCTCTATGCCGCCGTCCGTTCTTTTATATGTGTGAATCGGCAGTTTCGCAATGTCATCCGACAATACATTGACACATGCAAATATGTCCGGCTGCACAAGTGAGTTGCTTTCACTCACTCTTTCGCCGCTTGCTGTTTTCCGGCCGCCGAACATGTTTAATAAAATGTTGTTAAAACCATCTTCATGATCTGACGAGCCAGAACGTTTCTCAAACATTCGTTCGAGCAGCATTTATATCACCTCGCTTTCTTTGATATGAGGTAAGCGTAAAACATTAAAAAGACACCCGTCAGAATAAGACCGATGTTTGTGCTCCATCTATAGACAGCTGTCAGGATAAAGGCGGCTCCCGCCATAAACAGCAGATCATTTATTATCAAGCAGAAAAAAGAAAGCAGGGCTTTCATATACTTGGGGTGAAAAAACCACTTAAAAGAAGCTTTGATCTTTTTCCTGACTTTTTTCATTTTCTCACATCCTAAAAACTGAAATTCCCAGAGCCGAAGTGATTATTTAAATCTACTCTATGGTTTGTGTCGTGATACATCGCTCTGGCGTAAGCATTTATAACAGCCGCAATAGGGTCAATTCTCTGCGGTGATTTTGCTTTATCCAGCATGATATTTTCTTGCGGGTCCATTTTCATAATTGCGTTATTAACCGCCCATGTTAAAACCGGATCATCACCATGCACGACTTTCCCTTCAAATACCTTCTCACGGAAGCTTTTTGTAGGTAATGACAGATGATTGATTCTCTGCGGCAATTCCACCATTGTATGTCCTTTTGATTCAAGCCGCTGAGCTAAGTGAAGAGCATTCCACTTGTCATATGCTGTCTCTTGTAGCCGAAAACGGTTTTTATGGATAAATTCAATGATCCATTGTTCGACTAATTGATAGTCAACTGCTTCGCCAGACGTATAAGTGATAAATCCCATCTCTCTCCACAAATCATATGGCACTTTATCCGTCGCCATTTTTTCTTTGGCTCGGGCTTCAGGCATAAAGGAATGTTGACCGACATAGAAAAATCCGTCTTGCACGGCCACATATCCAACGGAGGTTAAGTCTGTTGTCATTGATAAATCTAGGCCCAAATAAACGGGCAGTCCTTGGAGATCAGGAATTTCCCCGCTGCAAGCGCGCCATTTTGTCATATTCATATAACCATTGTCCTTCTGGTCAACCCATCGGTTCATATTTTTGGTGAGGAAACTGCGCATCTTTTCAGGCACTTCAAGAGCCACTTTTAAAGCAGAACGTAATGACTCCATCCCCTCGGGGTACGTTGCTACAATCGGATTCGCCTTGATCCAGTTTGATTCATCTTTTATGTCATCTTCCGGGTCCAGTTCACAGATCATAACAAAATAATCATCATTCTCCGTATCAATGTCTGGATCAAGAATTTTACTCGTATATTGATATTCCTTAAAGCATGGCCGCTCCATGTTGAAACCCGCTGTCGTAATAACGGCCATTAACGGACTGCGCCGGGCGACCATCCCGCTGTCCAGGACGTCGTAAATCTCACTTGTTTCATGTGCGTGGTATTCATCCACAATTCCCAATGATGGGTTTTTACCATCCCCGAGCTTCCGAGCCTCACGGGAAAGAGGTTGGATAATGGAGTTCGTTTTATATTTTTTCACGCGGCCGTTGGCAGAGGTATATTTCCCTTTGAGTATCGGCGCGTGATGCAGTTGCTCAAGAATTGCCTGGTATACTTCATCTGATTGTTCACGGGACCAGCCCGCGATAAATACCCGGTGTTTTTCTTGTGTCGGGAAAATCTCATACGACGCGATTAAAGCTAAAAATTGTGATTTCGCATTTTTACGGGCCAGCTGGATATAAGCTTTCCGAAACCGACGGGCGCCATTTTCTTTTTTATAGAATCCGTATATGTTGGCCGCAATAAAAAGCTGAAAGTCTGTTAATTCAATCGGCTGCCCTGCAAGTATACCTTCGACATGATTAAATTGCCGCGACCATTCATAAAAATCCACCACAGCTTCAGCATCAAAGTAATAAGGGCAGTCATCTTCTGCGAGCCGGTCAACATCTTTAAAAAATCGCTCTACAGCCCATTTTTGCTTTTTGCCTGCCTTAATTTCTCCGGAGCGAATTTTCTCAGCATATGACCAAACCCGCTCAATGAGAATTTCGGCTGTAATCTCTTGCATTACATGCGGCCCCCGAAGCGTTCTTCCTCTTTTGACTTCGGTTTCCCATCATCTTTTTTCGGGATAACAAGTTTACAGCGAGAGGAAATGGTCAGCCCTAAATCACTAGAAGCTTGCCGGCATTGTTTGAACAGCTTGTCTTGATTGATAAGCAAATCACTGTATGTCTTGTTCGCTACTTCAAATTTATTTCCGTCATCATCCTCAACTAATGCAGTAATGGGCGTTTCGAGTAAGACTTCGGTCATTTCCAAGTATTGTTTTTGAGCAAACAAAAAACGGGCAAGCGCGTCCACATCTAAATTAGTCATAATTCCGATGTTTTTTAGCTCATCCGCTATCTTTTTAAACTCTCTTTTTAAGTCTTTTGGCAAATATGATGGAGCTTTTACTTTGTCGTTTGGTGCCTTTACTTCCTGTGCTCGACGCTCCTCAATCTCTTGCTTTGTCAAGTTTTTCTTGCCTTTCACCAGTAGCAAGTCAACAGGTTGCCGCGGTCTAGCCATTCCCTCACCTCCTTCCGATTTTTCATTTAGGGAATTTATCAAAATGGGGAGGGGAGCGCGGTCTCCGGCAAACGTCCTCTAGGGATTTAAGGGTGGGGGGTCTCCATCTCCTTTCTCAGCTGGCTCATGGCTGCTTGTATTTCCTTTTGTGCTGCTTCTATTTTCTTTGAATAAAGATCGACAGCTGATTCCTTTTTCATGTTACGGCGAAGAGCAAACATCTTTGTTATTCTGTGCTGCATTCGTCTGATGTTCTCGTTCGTATAGAAGGATGTATACTCAGCCTTGCAGCGTGGACACTTGATATAATGCTCTTTGATTCCGTTGTTGTGCTTCCTGATCTTTGAACAGCCTTTGATAAGCAGTCTGGTCATGCATTGATCACACACGCACGTTTGATGTTCTGTTCCCAAATCCTCCGTCCTCCTTTGCCGTCTTCCGGCTATGGCAGGGCCCGCAGAGAGGCTGCCAGTTACCCGAGTCCCAGAATAGTTTTTTGTCGCCTTTATGCGGAACGATATGATCGACAACTGTCGCCGGGGTTCTTCTGCCTTGCATTAAGCAGGCGGCACATAACGGATGCTTGGACAGGTAGCCAGCGCGCGACTGCCTCCACTTGCTGTTATACCCCCGTTTGGCAGCAGACTCCCGGTATTGATCATAGGCCGGCTTGGTTCGCTTATGCTGTTCGCAGTAGCCCTCTCGCGTTAGGTCGGGACAGCCGGGTTCATTGCAGGGCCTTAGAGCTTTCTTCATTAGTGAAGCACCTCAAAAGGAGAAGGTGGTATCGGATGTCCAAATTTCTTGATAGCTTCATCAACAAGCTCTCTTCTCTCAGCAATGCGCTTTTCAATAACAGATACTTTCTTCTTTGCGCTTTTTAAATCTTTCTCTAATTCAGGAAGTTCTTTGTCTACAATGTTGTTTACATTTTCATGAATGGCTTTAGTTAATAGACTTCGTTTCCTCCCATCTCTTAACTCCCCTTGTTCATCAGTGTTTTGTTCTGAAGTTAGACCGGGATTGGCCTTTAATACGAATCCTGTTAATAATTTCCCGAGTCGCTGTAGCCCCTTGATAATATCGAGAGGCACTCCCTCATCACAAACAATATTGGTTAATCCATCTAAAGCAACTTCATCTGTATAACTGATGATTCTCACATCCGGATTCTTTTTCTGATAATCATAAGCAATCCTATTCATCAGGATAGTGCAGTTATTTTCTCTTGCAAATTGAATCAGCGATGTTGTTTTTCCTAAGCGCCTTTGGCCCGATCTTACATAAATAATCTCATTGTTCTCTGCTGCCTTTTCCAATAACTCAGAAATGCTCATACATGATAGATTCAACTCAAATGCCATCTATTTGATCCTCCTTTAATAGTTCCAGTCTTTCGTCACGATTAGAAGTTTCTGCCCAATTATTAAACTCCTGAATTCCTATATTGACGCGTTGCAGGTGCAACTGCTTTTGTTTCTCGTTCAATTCGATTTTCCTTTGACTGATTTCAATGTCATAATTAATCTGTTTCAAAAGAAGCTCTTGTTCAGTGCGCCACGCTTTAAATTGATTGACATATAAATTATCTTCGGTCATGGTTAATCCCTCCAATAGAAAAAGCGCCCTCCCGATTGGGAAAGCGCTTGGTATATTCTTTCTAAACTGCCCCCGCGCTCAGCGTTAACCGCCAATTGTACTCCCTGAGATTTACCGGAAGCAGTTTACAGAGAAAATAAAAAACACCCCGTAGGATGTTTTTCTTCTTTCTTCAAACTCATTATATTTGGTTAAAATATTTTTATAATTTCAATCTCCAGCTTCCGAATCACCAAAAATGATCTTCTGAATCTTAGGAAATTCCTTTTGATTTACCTGTTCTAATCTTGAATTGAATTCATCCAGGTCAATTAATTCTTTTTCCACGAGCAATTGAACTAACGTAACAATATCTAATTTGTTGGTAATTGATAAGACCACAGAATTAGCTTGCCAGTTTTCATTAGAATTAGCTTCAGCTTCTTTAAGTACAATAGAGAAGGAGACGGCCGTATTTCTATCTAGTTCTCCTTGGTAATTTGTTGTTGAGCTCTCTAGTTTTGCTACGAACGATCCTCTCGGTGTTACTACGTCTAATTTATTATTCGAGAATAAACTTGAATACAGGTGATATTCATTTTCACCATGGGTTAAAAATTGTATTGACAAGTGATTATCTCTTCCATCAATATACTCAGCCTTACAGTTGATTTCAACACCATTAATAGTAATTTTTGTATTTTTCATGCAATTCTCCTCCTTATCTAATTATGAGGTGATGGTAGGGATAATGGAACCAATTGCGAAATTTGTCGAACGATTTACTAGAAATAGTTTTTGCAAAGAATAAATCCTCAATCAGAAACCAAGTTTACTCAAAGTCCACTCTTTCGCTATTTCCACGGCTACACTCGATACTACTGTTAAAGGAGCCGTCTTTAACTGATTCCCCATTTTTTCTTTAATCTTAGAATAAGTTGTCTCATTTTTAATTGTGTCTAAAAAGTCATGGCCTTGATTTGTTAATGACCTTGCATACCACCAAAATCCAGGATTTAAATTAGTATCTTTTCCTTCTATTAATCCTGCTTCTGTTAACAATTTTACATGATAACTTATAACCTTTTGGTCTCTCCCTTCGAGTTGAATAACTTTCCAAGATTCTGGATTATTATCATTTTCTAAAGTAATAAGTATTTCTCGTATTAAATCCAAATCTCTTTTCATCTTAATCCCTCCCACCTTATTATCGGCAAAAGGAAGGGACAAGGGAACAATTTGCGAAATTTGTCGAACAAAAGTTCTTTTCATAAATTAGTCTCAACCGTAAGACAAAAAATTGCTTTTTTTCAAAAACAAGTATCGACACGTATAAATGACACGTGTTATAATATATATGAAGGGAGGGAAACATGAAGTCTTCAAGAGATATCATAAAGATACTTACAAAAGATGGGTGGTATTTAAAGCGGGTTGTTGGTAGTCATCACCACTTTAAACATCCAACCAAACCGGGAACGGTAACAGTCCCACACCCAAAAAAGGACTTCAAACCCGGCACACTAAACTCTATACTTAAACAGGCGGGGCTTAAATAGCCCCCTTGTAAGGAGGTTTTATATATATGGCAAAGTATTTATTTCCGGCGATTTTTGATGCAGGAGAAGACGGAAGCGACGGCTACACAATTACTTTCCCCGATTTACCCGGCTGCATTTCAGAAGGTGAAAACGTGGATGATGCTATGAGTATGGCAAAAGATGCGCTCGAAGGCTTTCTATATGGCATGGAAGAAGACGGCGAAGACATCCCTTCCCCATCCGCTCCAAAAGATATCAAAGTGCCGGCAACCGGTTTTGTTGTTATGGTAAGTGCCTGGACAGATATTGTCCGTGATGAAATGGAAAACAAAGCGGTGAAAAAAACACTTACTGTACCTAAATGGCTGGCGGAAGCAGCAGAAAAAGAAGGTGTAAACTTTTCGCAGCTTCTTCAATTTGCATTACGTGAGCGGCTTGGCATTAATAAAAGATCATCATAAAAAAAGACAGCCTGTTTAAGCTAAACAAAAAAGGCTGTCATTTGCTCTATTTTTCATTTTTAAGCGGGATCGTTCAATATTCTTTTGGACGGTTCCTTTTCTTATATTGAGTAAAGCGGCAATTTCTTCATAAGACATATTTTGCACAGCGTGCATCATGAATATGTCTTTTTCTCTTTCTGTGAGGACGGAAAGGGCATCAGCGATTCTTTCCTTATCCCATTCACTTACTTCTCCCTCAGCTTCTTGAACGATTGCGTATTCTTCCGTCAGCGCATCAATTAAACGCGGATCAGCCAGAATTGTTCTTTTATACACATCCCTACGATCAGCACCACGGCGGGCGCCAGGTTGTCTCCCATTCTGCAGCCATTCGATTGTATATTCAAGGTCGTTTATCATGCCCCCAATTATCTTTTTATCGTTTTTTTGTTCAGCGGTTAAGAGACTGTCAGCAACCGCCGATAACTGCCGGTACATCTTTTTAACATCTTTCAATGCGCTTTTATATTCAATGATTAAATCTTGCATATGCTCCTCCTGTTATTTCCCCTTAAATCAGCCGCTCCCGGCACGTTTCATCCTTTGCCAACCCATTCCCCGCCTTTTGGGAAATGCCCTCAGATTGAACCCTACGCATTTATATGAACATTTCTTTACCGCTTCCTGGAAACAAAAAACGGACACCAATCAGAGCACAGTAAATCTGTACAATGATCAGTGTCCGCAGGCTTTCCGTCTTGGACTTAGTTATTTAAATTTTAATAAAATCGTCTCATTATATAAATCTTCTAGTTTTTTTATCTTAGTTTTTTTGCACATTTTAGGATCGCTATCATCCCCCAATAAAATGATTTCCTTGTTTATCGGATGTAAGATAAACCATTTTTTATTATTTTCATCTCTAATATATACAGTTTTTTTAGTAGTCCAATTAATTAATCTTAAAACAGGAATAGATATGAAAGGAACTGCTGAACAAAGTACAAAATACATAATTATTACTGCTATTAACATTCCAAAATCTTCGAACTGAGGGAATGCTATCAGCAAATAAAATTGAATATAAAAAGTGAATAAAGAAGTTAAATATAAAGTTACAATTATAATTTTAAATGTTTTTTTTGATTTTAGTTTAAAAAAACAACGATTTGGATTTTCAGTTTCATTAACCAATACAAGAAAGAGGAATATTCCTCCCGCTATTATTTGCGAACAGATAAACACCATTTCGTTATAATCCCATTTTAGTTTATCTCTAAGAGTCTCAGATATTGAAAGAAAAATACACATCCATGCTAAAGCATACAGTAAATATTTACATAACTTCACAAAAAACAATCTTTCTTTTGAGAATAATTTCTGCTCAAATATATTCGAAGACAATAAAGTAATTGGTTGGAATACTTTAAAAATGTTTATTACTAAGAATACTATAGAAATAACAACAGTGGGTATCCCAAAGAAACCGAATAATTTGCTAAGACTTTCTCCCAAATTCATCAATAGTCACCTTCTTTTTCTCAATCATCCTATTTTATCAATTTGATATTATCTCCTCAACACCCACATTTCAAGAATAAGCATTAAGGGATTTCCATGGAAAACGGACACCAAACCAACAGCGCTCAGGCTGTAAGTTCAGTGTCCGCAGGCTTTCCGTCTTGGACTTATTTAGTTGAATAATTCGCCTTCACCCCACGTAACGCGGGTTACTTTCCCTTTACTCGTGATAATTTTTGTTTCTCCATGCTCAGGAAGCGGCGTCATTTTTGCTTCTCCATTGGAAACAATGACAGCAAAATTTTCATGCTGTTTCGTGTCTATGACAAGTTTATCCTTCTCTATTATAGAATCTAATTTAATCAGTCTCAAATGGTTGCCCCCTTTTTGGATTATTTATCTTACAAGGACGCGGAGCGGCTCAATTTCTTTTGTGACAATTCCCGCTCTTTGCTTTTGTTCCTGTAAAGCTGCTATCAGAAATCTCATTGGATACCGAAACGTTCGTTTCTATCGTTTTTTAAATTTAATTTTGAAATACCGGTTTCTCTTTTTGGTTTTGCCGTTCGTATTCAAGCAAATAAGCGTTCATTCTGTCTTTAAATTTTTCTTGCAAATAAAAATTCAGCGCCTTTTCCGAATCCTGCAGTCGTACCGTTTTTTTCTCGTACACCAAAAATTCGATCAGCAGGATAAGTGAGTAATAATTGTGTCGAAGCGCTGCCTCATACCAATCTCTAATCGTCAAAACGCCGCTCCAGGTTGACAAAAAGTCCGTATTCTTTGATGAACGCCAGTGAAACAGTTCCGACCGGGCCGTTTCGCTGCTTGCCTATAATAATCTCAATAATATTTTTGCTTTCGCTTTCTTTGTCGTAATAATCATCCCGATAAAGAAACCCAATGACATCCGCATCCTGTTCAATTTGTCCCGATTCTCTTATGTCTGACATCATCGGTCGTTTATCCTGCCGCTGTTCAACACCCCGTGAAAGCTGACTGAGAGCAATAACGCAAATATCCAACTCACGGGCCATGTGTTTTAACATGCGGCTAATCTCGCTTATTTCTTGCGTTCTGTTGCCCCTGTGTTTTGCGGATCCTGAAATAAGCTGCAGATAATCAATAATGATCAAGATATCTTTTCCAGCAAATTCACGTTTCATTTTCCTGACCTTTGACCATATTTCGTTAACTGTAACGCCTGGGCGGTCAAAAATCCTGAGATCAGCGGATCCAAGAACCCCGTTTGCTTGTGATAGTTTGTTCCAGTCATTCGCCGTTAAATTGCCGGTTCGCATTGCATGGGCGTTAATATTTCCAAGGCTTGACGCCATTCGTTTTAAAAGTTGCTTTCGTGACATTTCAAGGGAGAAAATCCCCACTGCCCCGCCTTTATATTGATTAAGCGGGCTTGACATAAAGTTTTGAGCCACGTTGAGACAAAAAGCGGTTTTCCCTACAGACGGACGAGCGGCAATAATCACTAATTCTTGTTTTTGAAAACCTGACGTCATTCGATCTAACTCCGTGAAGCCGCTCCGCATGCCCGTAATTTCCCCTTTAGGCTCCGCCAGTTCCTCGTAAATCTCTAACAGGTCATTTTGTATTGCCCCATCCTCTTCGTCGCCTGTGGCGTCTTCTAAGCGCATTAAATCGGATATAGTTGATTGAATGACAGCAGAAGGATCGTCATTTGATGAATTCTGCTTAATTTCTTCCGCTATTTTTCCCATTTCTCGCCTTTGCCAGTGCTCAAAAATGATTTTTTCATAGAATCCGATATTTGCAGTAGTCGGAACAGAGGAAGCCAAGGCCGCCAAATACTGATGACCCCCGACGCTCCCCAGGTTGTCCCGGCCGATATATTCCGTAATTGAAACCAAGTCTATTGGAATCCCTTTTGTGTCCAGCTCTAACATCGCAGATAAAAGGTTTTTATGCTTGACTTGGGATAAGTGCAGCGGCTTTGTCCTGCAGTCTTTTAATAAATCAGGATTAAGAAGGAGCGCCCCTAAAAAGGTCTGCTCCGCGTCTGTGTTGTATAGAAAAGCAGTTGCGTTCATGTCAATCACCGATTCCTAAGATTTTTCTAATTTCCGCTTTTGACTTTTCAATTGACGCCCGTTCCTCTTCCGTTTGCTCAACGGGAGCGGAAAGACTGGCAAGATAGTTTTTTGTCTCTTCTATGGACGGGATCGCATTGATCCGATCCACGATAAGATTTTTTTCGTTTAGCAAGTCAGCAACTTTTGGCGGAAACTTGCTCCGTTTACAAAAACGAATGAGATTATCACGCACTTGTTCAAAATCAGCATCGTGTAACAGCTCATGCCACGAATCAACTTTATCCTGCGTTATCTCGAAATGCTCAAAGTATTGTTTTATGAGCGCCATGATTTCAAAGGTTTGTTTTTTAATCATCTAAATCAAACTCCTCTACGTTTAACCGCGGAGCCTTATTTGCCTTTTTTTGCTCTTTATCACTTTTAATTTTAGTGACAAGTCTATCAAACTGTTTTCTAAGACTGGCCGGGCTAAGTATATTGGTTTTCCAAAAGCTATCTTGCTGTGACCAATTGATTAAATATTTGATCTGCTGATCTGTGCGCTTGTCCCGTTCGCGGATCAATCTAAATTCATTGGCCCATTTTTCAAGATTCGGCTTTTTAGCATCCGGGTTATTGTTTTGGATTTCTTTAAAAAGATATTCCGCGTTCTCCATGTCGCAAATTTCATATTTGAGACGAGAAGGTTTTATATTCTTTTCATTCTTTACATTCTTTTCATTCTTGATTGTGTGTTTTTGTGTCGCTTTCGTGTCGTTTTTGTGTTCGATCACTGTCTTTTTTTCTTCATCGGAATCATGGTAAACCCCATAATTGACAATGGTTATAAGCGTTTTTTTAGTGTCTTTTTTAAAATCAATCATTTCATCTTTCTTTAACAGATCAAGAAACTGAGTCACTTTTGTATTTGACCATGACCAACGTTCACCAAGTTTACGAATAGATGAAATAAATTCCCCTCTTTTAAGATCATAAAGCTCATTTCCTAACACGAATTTATTATCTTTATGACTGGCCATCATAAGTAAATCGAGCCAAGCTTCATATTTAGAAAACTTTCTTTTTTCTTGGTATATCCAGTGATCTTGAACACTCCTATGAAGCTTTATCCAACCAATCATTTAACTCACCTTTACTTGTAAAAATTCATATCGTTGCTGTAAGCCGCTTCCCCCATTAAGTACCGGAAGCCGCCCACAAAACCCGCGCTGAATGCATCTTCTGTATCAAATGAAGCTTTGCAAGAATACGCTTCATCAAACGCTTTGAATAGCTCCAGTTGCTCTCCTGACAGCTTATTTACTAAGGCTTCGAAAAGCTTGTTTACCTGTTCATTAGCAGCCTTTGCTTTTTCCGAAACTTCAATTTTCACCTCGTTTGAATCATGCAACTCCGTGCGTGCGACAAGCTTTAAAATTGAAACCATTCCCGCGTCATAGAAATGTGAACCCAGCTCGACCGCTCCATGCTTAATCCCACATTTATTTCCAACCTCGATCATTTTAGATGGCGTACCCATTAATTTCATAACTTCTTCCCCTTTTCATGGTATATATTTGAAATATCGAATTGATTTTTTAAAAGAAGCGTGGTATTTTCTATTCAAGCCAGTCAAGAAAAGTGTTGCAGCACTCTTCTTTGACCAGCTTTACCTTCTTCTACAGTAATGTAAGGTTTGGCCGCTCCCGCTCAATTGATACCACGCGTCCGTATTCATCTTTTACGGCTTTATACATCGGGATCGGCTCTTTTATAACCTCTTGAAACATTCTTAACGTATCAATCTCCCCGCTTTTAACACGTTCCATAACACCAGCAAAGAAAATATCAAAGTAAACATCATCTTCGGGGGCCTCTATATTTTTATTGACAACCTCAACTAAAAGTTTGTCAGAATCAATTTCGTCCGGCAGATCATCAATTATCTTTCTCATTTCAGCCGCTCTTTCTTTACTGTGATCAACAGATATAAGAGACAAAAAGTCGTTCTTTTTCATTTTCCAGTAGCCTACTGACATAGATAGATATTGTTCTAGTTTCTCTTGACACGAGATTCTGTAATTTAATGCTGTTTTAATTTCTTGCTTTATTTCGTTGATCTCAGTCTGCCATTTATGCCCTATGGCTTGATAGGTTTCTAATCCCTCAACCTCGTTCAATATGGCCCAAAGACGCTTTTGATACTTTAATGTGAGTTTGTTCCAATCGTTTACTTTGCGCTGCAGTCGCTTAACCCAAACCATAGTGTTATATGGGCTATATTTTGAAACGGCCATAATTTTATCTACGTTGAAAAATTCACTCAGTGATTGAAGAACCTCCTCAGGAATATCCCCCTCTGATGCACCAGCAAACAGATGCGTTAAATTTGATTCTGCTATACGGTCAAGACCATCTTGAAGGCCTTTATTTGCATTCAGGATAAAGGCTTGAAACTCTGTAGAAACATGGTTCACTTCCACTTTTAACGCTTTGACTTGACTATAAAACTCAAATGTATTCATTTTTCCATTCCTCCTAAAATAGTGGCCGCCATGATTTAATCCATGCTTTAGCGTCCTCAAAATCAAGTTTGCGTAAATCCCTGTAAGACGGGACGGCAAACGCGTCTCTAAAATTACGGTGTATGCCTGCAAACAAACGGCGTGTGCCTGCCTCGCTATTGTCATAATTGTCCCGGATTTCATAAACACGTTTACGTATCTGCTTCTGAATCACATTTTGCTGAAAGGAATCAATTTGCCAATTGTTTTCAAGCTTGCTTAATCGTTGATCCTGCTCATTCTGTCTTTGTTCAAAGCGGATCATCTGTTGAAGATGCGGGCTTAATTGTGAATAATCACTTTGTAATTGCTGCTCCATCTGATTAAATTGGTTCACGTAAGCAGCAGTAAACAGGGTACCTTTTTCTCCTGTCATTTTGTTGGCAACCATTTCACAGCCTTTTTTAGTGAGTAAAAAGCAAGGGCGGATTTCTCCTTTTCTGTCTTCGTATGTTGACGGAATGAAGAAATCTGACGCCCCCAAAGTTGGGGCAGTGGAAATAACATCAATGTATTTCTTAATGTCCCGTAAAAGGTGGTCATGTCTTTTATCAATAATTTCTGCCACATCCCGACTATCAACAAAATGCAGTCCGTTTGATTCGATTAAATTTAATTGCATGCTACTTCCTCCATTCTCTTTAATTCGCGTTGCCTAACTTTTATAATTTCCTGCTCGGAAGCCCGGCACCACTGGATACAATAATCAGTTCCGTCTTGGGTAAATTCCATGAGGACTTTACCGGAAATTGATTTTGCCCTTTCGATGATCTCCACCTTTTCCCCTCTGTTGTCTGTAACATCTTTTGGAAAAATGAAGAGCGGGCCATTTTCATTTAAAAGTGATATGAAATCTCTCGACTTTTCATCCTCCGGCCATATATTTGTGATTTGCGGGGAAACTGAATTAGACATGTTCACTTGTCAGCCCCCTTTGCACAACCGCAACATCTATCCCTCTTAAAGAAAAACGAGACGCGATCTCATGTAATTGTGAGACTAATGCTGGTTGATGCATCCGATTAAGGTCTTCGCAATGTTGCTTTAAGGTTTCAATCATTTCTAAACAGCCGTCAAAGTCACCATCCTGAAGGGCATCCGGAATCAAATCGTGTAAAAGAAATTTAATTGACTTGATTTTCCGTTCCGCATTTTGGCGATCTGTTTTTAAAAATTCGTTTAAGTTCATTGATTGGCTCCTTTCATTCCACATTTAAATAAACAGCACAATATTTAACCATTTGTTTTCTACAGTAACAGCCGATGAATGGCCGATTTTTTTTGATCATCAATTGTTCAAATTCAGCGAAGAAGGCCGCGAGGTCAAGCGCCTTTTCTTTCCGCATTCGACTCCTCTCCTTTCTCCAGGGCTTCCTTCTCAAGTAACCTTGGAACTGATAGTTTCATAAAAATCTCATAAAGCCTGTCTTCTACATGTGCCGGCAGCTCTATCATATCCATCCTCCTCAGATACTTGTATTTCCGTCATTTTCAATATATTTAAGTCCAGATTAATAAAAATAGCTATTCTGGAAAGTGTATTTGTGCTTGGCAGATACCTTCCGTTTTCGATATCAGAAAGATAAGTCCTGGACAGCCCCAGCTCTTTCGCCATTTCGGTTTGTTTCAAGTGATTTTCTTTCCTCTTCTGCTTAATTAAAGCCCCCAGCTTTTTCCCGTCCAACATGTTATCACCTCCCGTTTGGGTATGCTTAAATTGTAAGGTATTCACGACATTGTGTAAAAGTCGAAATATGACGAAATTCAAGCATTTTAAAGATTTAGAGAGTATTTATCTTGTATTTCCGTCATTTCGCTAAAAAATACTTGTATTTCCGTCATTCTTAGTATTGTATTTCCGACATTCGGATACTATAATTGTGTCATGCCACAAGACACAGTGGCACAGTGAGGCACTATGTGTTGTAAAGGAGATAGGTGATCATAATGACTGTAGGGCAAAGAATCAAAGCTATTAGGAAGGAACGTAAGTTAACCCAAGTGCAACTGGCTAACAAAGCCAATCTTTCACGTTCATACCTTGCAGATATTGAAAGAGATAGATACAACCCAAGCCTTTCCACATTAGAAACAGTTGCAGGCGCGCTGGGCGTTCAGGTCTCTGCCATTGTTGGCGAGGAAACACTTATTAAAGAAGAGCAGGCCGAATATAATTCAAAAGAAGAAAAGGACATTGCAAAACGTATGGAGGAAATAAGAAAGGACTTAGAAAAATCGGACGGTCTTAGCTTTTCTGGGGAGCCCATGAGTCAAGAAGCTGTTGAGTCCCTCATGGAAGCAATGGAGCACATAGTTCGTCAAACGCAGAGAATAAATAAAAAGTACACTCCAAAGAAATATAGAAAAGACGATCAAGAATAGGGGGCCTTATACTTTGATAAAAGCAGCTGTGCAAAGACTAATTAAAAAGTATAAAACCAGTAATCCTTATGAGCTTGCATCATACATAAATATAAATGTTATTCCATGGAACTTGCATCATGAAATAATGGGTTTTTATAAGTATGATAAGCGAAATAAATATATCGTTATCAATTCCAACTTAAACCAGGCAGAAAGAACTTTTGTGTGCTCCCATGAATTAGGGCATGCACAGTTACACCCACGGGCAAATACACCATTTATGAAAGAGCGTACTCTTTTCTCAGTTGATAAATATGAGGTTGAGGCAAATACCTTTGCGGTTGAGCTCCTTCTTCCCGATTGGGTAGTAAGCCAATATAAAAATACTGAATTCACCCTTGATGATATAGCTGTCATGAATGGGGTTCCTGCAGAGTTAGCCCACCTAAAAGACCTATCAGAGCTTAAAAATTTTTAGCCCAAAAACAGAACATACGTTTCCGAAAAGGGAGGATAGATTATCATGAACTTGATGGATGAAAACACTCAAAAGAATGTCGGGATATACGTTAGGGTTTCAACAGAAGAGCAAGCAAAAGAAGGGTACTCAATATCTGCCCAAAAGGAAAAGCTAAAAGCGTATTGCATTTCTCAAGGATGGGATAGTTACAAATTTTATATTGATGAAGGCAAGTCCGCAAAAGACATACATAGGCCGTCGTTGGAGCTGATGCTTAGGCACATAGAACAGGGCATTATTGACACAGTTTTAGTCTACAGGCTCGACCGTCTGACCCGCTCTGTTCGTGACCTCTATTCCCTTTTAGATTACTTTGATAAATATCAGGCAGTCTTTCGTTCTGCTACGGAAGTTTATGACACGGGATCGGCAACAGGCCGGCTATTTATTACATTAGTGGCCGCCATGGCGCAATGGGAGCGAGAGAATTTAGGGGAGCGGGTTAAAATGGGGCAAGTTGAAAAAGCGCGTCAGGGACAATTTAGCGCGCCCGCACCATTCGGATTCACAAAGGAGGGTGAGAGCCTGGTCAAGAATCCTGACGAGGGTGAAGTCCTTTTAGATATGATAGATAAGATCAAGAAAGGCTATTCGCTCAGAGAGCTGGCTGATTATCTTGACGAATCTGACGCTATTCCGAAAAGGGGGTATAAGTGGCACATAGCCTCTATCTTGGTTATCTTGAAAAACCCGGTATTATATGGCGGATTTCGTTGGGCGGGTGAAATATTAGAGGGTGCATTTGAGGGCTACATATCAAAAAAAGAGTTCGAACAACTCCAAAAAATGTTACACGATCGGCAAAATTTCAAAAGAAGAGAAACCTCATCAATATTTATTTTCCAAGCAAAAATATTATGCCCCAATTGCGGCAGCCGCTTAACGTGCGAGCGCTCCATATATTTTAGGAAAAAAGACAATAAGAACGTAGAAAGTAATCACTATAGATGCCAAGCATGCGCCCTAAATAAAAAACCGGCAATTGGAATAAGTGAAAAAAAAATCGAAAAAGCACTTATAGAATATATGCAGAATGCGAACTTTAAGCGAGAGCCTAAAATACCTCAAGAGAAGCAACAGGACTACGATAAACTCCATCAAAAAATAATTAGTATTGAAAAGCAGAGAAAGAAATATCAAAAAGCCTGGTCCATGGAGCTAATGACTGATCAAGAATTTGAACAGCTTATGGCAGAAACAAAAGAGGCACTGCAAAAAGCTACGGCCAAACTTGAGCAGAATGATTTACAGCCCATAGAAAAACCTTTGAATATTGAGCGGGCTAAAGAGCTAGCAAAAATGTTCAGAGAAAACTGGTCTGTTCTAACAGGAGAGGAAAAAAGACAAACTGTCCAAGAGCTTATAAAGCATATTGAGTTTGAGAAGAAAGATAATAAGGCCAAGATTTTAGACATACATTTTTATTAG